GATATGTTGCCTCGTCGTGGCAAGATTTGTTTTGGATGCCACATCAAGGGCATTCGTTTGGGTTTCTCCCACGGCAAAGAGGATTTTCATGGCCCGACAATCAAGGAACGTCAAGATCTTCAGGTTCGCCAGGCGAAGGAAGCAGGCATTAACGCCGAACCAGTTGGGAACCGTTGGGTGTGACGTATGTGGTGGGTTCCTATTGTCGTTGCCTTAATTACTGGACCGCTGATGGTTTTGATGAAGAGGTTTGACAAGCGGAACACCGAACAACACGCTGACAACCAGCGTGTGTTGTTGCGAATTGAAGACAAAGTTAACCATATTGATGAACGTCTTGACGATCATATTGACTATCACCTCAAGGAGGGGTTGTGACTTACAAGGATGCTTTTAAGCGTGGAGTAGCCACTTTTGTGGCTGGTGCGACGGCAAGTCCGATTACCGCCGCCGTGTTCAACATTGGTTTCTTTAAGGCCGCTGGTATCGCTGGTCTTATCGCAGTTTGGAATTGGGTAGCGCGTTCCGCTCAGGCTTGGAATACTGTCTGATGGCTACGATCGTTCTTGAAACCACACAAACTATTACCGCAACATCACCGAAACCGTATGTCGATATTTCGGAATCAGATTGGGTTGCTGTTCAAATTAATGGTGGTTTTACTGGTTTGAGTTTTCAGTTTCAAGTTAGCCTAGATGGTACGAATTGGGGCACTTTTGCCATGCATCAAGTATCTAACAGCAATGTCGTTAACGATATTACGGGTGGGTCAGGCACACTATTGGCGACTAAACCATGTCAAGGATACAAATATTTCAGAACCAATGTGACCGCCATCAGTAGTGGTGAAGCAATTGTCAAAATAGTCGGAACAGCATTGGAGAAGTGAGGGAATAATGGCAACTATTATCAAACAACAATCATCAACGCTTGGAGCGTTGAACGCATCTACGCCAGTATTGGATATTAGCGATGCTGATGTTCTCGGCATTTCGGTCGGTGGGACTTTTGTTGGAACAATTACGTTTTATTGTTCTCTTGATAATGTCACGTTTTATCAATTTTGTGTACATGCTGGTTCTTCAACAACTTCAACTACGGATACTGCAACTACCACGTCTGGAGGAGTGTTCTCCAAGCCAGTTCAGGGACTGAAGTTTTTCAAAGCAACAATGACTGTTTATACGAGCGGTTCTGCTGATTTGGTTTTGAACTCCACTAGGTTTGCTAAGTAGGTATAATGGCCCGTACATCCAATTACGAGGTTCTTTCTCGTTGCCAAAAGAAACTTGCAACAGCGAAGCGTTGGCGTCGGGAAGAAGAGTACGACGACACTTGGCGTCGTCTGATTGATCTTTATCGTGGACGCCATTATGAGGATCTGTCTGACGAAGATCGTCTGCTGGTTAACGTCTCGTTTTCTACGGTGAACGTGATCGCTCCTTCGGTGGCGGTCAACTATCCGAAGATTGCAGTTAACTCTCGCCGTCCAGATGATGCGCCGAAGGCGATCATCACGGAGGCTGTGGTAAACTATTGGTGGAAGCATTTTAAGGTGCGTCCCGAGTTCCGTCGTGCAGTCAAAGACTTTCTGATTGTTGGTCACGGATGGTTGAAGTGCGGTTATCGCTATGTTGAAGAGGAGCAGATTGGCGATGAAGGTGACAATTCGGATGGATCGGCGGAGGCTAATGAAATCACTCCGACGATCATTGTTGTCGAAGATCGTCCTTTTGTTGAGCGGGTTTCTCCTTTTGATGTTTTCGTTGACCCTGACGCCACTTCAATGTTTGACGCTCGTTGGATTGCTCAGCGTATTCGTCGTTCTCTGAAAGAAATTAAGTCGGATAAACGGTTTTCTAAAGCGGCTCGTGACAGCATTTCGGCAACCTCTTGGGGTCGCTACAACGATGATCCTTCCAAGAAGAAGGTGCAAGACACCGAAGAAGGATATGTAGAGATCTGGGAGTTCTACGACATCGCAGAGAAAACCATGTGTGTGTTTGCTGAAGGTTGCGAACATTTCTTGGTTAAGCCGATGGAAATGCCATATGCGTTCGGTCATCCGTTTGTGATGATCCGCAACTACGATGTGCCCGACTACTTTTATCCGATCGGCGATCTGGAAGCCATTGAGCCTCTTCAACGTGAGTTGAACGCCACTCGTACGCAGATGATGAATCACCGTAAACGGTATTCACGCAAGTATCTGTTTAAGGAGTCGGCATTTGATTCCGATGGTCGCGATGCACTTGAGTCGGACTACGACAATGTGATGGTTCCCGTCTCCTCCGATGAGAATCTCAATAATGTCGTCGCACCGTTCCCTGCGGTGGTCACGCCCCCTGAGTTTTACCGTCAGTCCGACGTCATTGAGTCGGACATCAACACGGTTTCGGGCATTTCCGAGTATCTGCGTGGTTCGTTGCCTGAGATTCGTCGTACGGCAACAGAAGCGGCTATCGTGCAGGATGCCGCTAACGCTCGTGCGGCTGACAAGTTGGCTACGATTGAGGGTGCTATCGCTGAAGTCGCTAGTCGTCTGGTGTCTTTGGCACAGCAGTTTATGACTGGCGAGCAGGTTGCCCGTATCGTCGGGCGAGACGGGGAACCGCTGTGGGTCACATTTGACAGCGATTATATTGCTGGTGAGTTTGACTTTGAAGTTGAGGCTGGATCTACCGCTCCTGTGAATGAGTCGTTCCGACGACAGATGGCGTTGCAGATGGTTGATGCTATGGCTCCGTTCGCTGGTTCTGGTTTGATTAACATGCAGGCTTTGGCTGCTCATGTGTTGCAGTTTGGTTTTGGTGTTAAGAATCCCGAACAGTTCATTCAGGCGGCTCCTCCGCCGATGGCTGGACCAGAGATGGGTGGTCAGCCTCCGATGCCACCTCAAGGTGGCGGAATGCCGATGGAAATGGGTGGGGGAATGGCTCCTCCGCCAGCAACACCTGAGGCGTTGTCTGGCGTTGATCCTGCCGTGCTTGCCGCATTGTCGTCACGCATGGGCATGGATCTTCCAAATTCCATGTAACGAACATTAGTTATATTTAGAGCAACCACTATAGGACTCTAGGAGTGATACAGGTGAGTGACACCTCAACAGATAGCCTTGACTTTGAACCCACCGAGGGTGGACAATTCGATGATGGGGGCGGAGCGGAAGCGGATGTACCGTTTCTTGATGTCAGCGAATACGCCGATCACTATGTGACGGTTAAAGTTGATGGAGAAGAAATTTCGGTTCCTCTGTCGGAAGCAGTCGCTGGTTACAGTCGTCAAGCGGACTATACTCGCAAGACGCAGGAACTAGCATCGCAAAAGCAAGAACTTCAATGGGCCTCTGCCATTCGGCAGGCATTGGATAACGATCCTTCAGGAACGATTGATCTCCTTGCGGAACACTACGGTGTTTCTCGCAAAGAGGCACAGAGAATGGTTAATGATGACCCCTATCTGAACGATTCCGAATGGGACGATCCCGTGGACAAGCGTCTGAAAGAGATTGACCAGCGTGTCAAGTCTTTTGAGCAGGCGCAAGCACAGGCGAGGCTTGAAGCGGAGATCTCGCGATTGCAAAACAAGTACGGCGAAGAGTTTGATCCTCAAGAAGTTGTGTCGGCTGCGCTTGCGCAGGGCAACACGAATCTTGAAGCCGTGTTCAAGCAGATCGCTTTTGACCGTCTCAATACTAAGAAGCAGGCTACTGCCAACAAGGAAGCAGGCGTGAAGGAAGCGAAGAAGGCGGCATCCGTTGTTTCGGGTGCTTCTTCTGCGAGAACGGCGAAGGATGACTCGGGTCCGATTCGTTCAATTGCTGACGCCTACAATGCCGCAAAACGGCATCACGGCGTCTCCTAACCTAAGGAGGCATCATGCCTGGTAACGCTAATTTTGACACCCTGTTGTCAACCACCATTGCGAACTATCGCAAGACCCTGACCGACAACGTGTTCACCGCACGTCCGTTGACCTACTTCCTGATGGATAAGGGTCGTATTCGGATGCTGAATGGTGGTACGAAGATTGTGGAGCCGCTGATCTACGGCACGAACTCCACCGTCGCTTCGTACTCGGGCTACGACACGTTGAGCCTCACCCCGCAGGAAGGCATCTCGGCTGCTGAGTACGATTGGAAGCAGTACGCTGTGTCCATCGCGATCTCGGGCATTGAGGAAGCCAAGAACAACGGCGAGCAGGCGATCCTGAACCTGTTGGAAGCCAAGATCATGCAGGCTGAAGAGTCCATGAAGGAAGGCTTCAACCAGATGTTCTTCGGTGACGGCACGGGTAACTCGGGCAAGAACTGGCTGGGTCTTGGAGCCATCGTTGAGTCGGGCAACACCGTTGGTGGAATTGACTCTTCGGCTGTTGGCAACAGTTTCTGGCAGTCGTATGAGGAGAACACCGCTGGTGCGCTCACTCTCGCCCAGATGACCACCGCCTACAACAGCGTGTCGGTTGGTAACGACCACCCCGACATGGTGCTCACCACTCAGACCCTCTTTGAGAAGTATGAGTCGCTGTTGCAGCCGCAGTTGCGTTACACCGACACGAAGACCGCTGATGCGGGATTCCAGAACCTGCTGTTCAAGGCCGCTCCCGTGGCTTACGACGTGCATTGCACCGCTGGTGTCGTGTACTTCCTCAACAGCAAGTATCTCACCCTCGTCGGTCACAGCGACAAGTGGTTTGCCAACACCGAGTTCGTGCGTCCCGAAAACTTGGATGCTCGCTACTCGCTCATCATGTGCTACGGCAACCTCACCTGCCGTAACCGCAAGAAGCAAGGCAAGTTGACGGCCAAGACGGCCTGATCAGTTTAGGTTGGGGGGAGCGCATTCGTGCGCTCCCCTTGATCTGAAAAATCAATTCAACCAAATCAATTTCAAGGAGTAATCATGCCTCGTCAACCTGTTTCTGGTGGTAAGAAGAAGAATCCTGGTGGCTATCAGGCCGCTGGTGAGCGTGCATTGATCAATGCGTATGCTCGTAAGGTCGCTGGCAATAGCCGTGACGCAACTAGCAAGAAGCGTGTCGCTGATGCTGGTTTCAAGAAGTTTGGCGATTATCTCGCGGCTAAGGATGTTTCTGGAAAGGGACGTTCGGCTGCTTCGGGTCGCCGTCGGCAGGGTCTCTCCAATGCGGTTGCGGCTGCTGGGGCTGCTGGTGTTGCTTCGGGTTACGGCACGATTGGCAAGAAGAAGACGACGACTTCCAATGCGGCGAAGAATCGTGCGGCTACCGCCGAAGTTCGTGCAGCGAAGAATGCTCGGAAGAAGAAGCCGACGGCAGGGAAGAAGATTCCTGACACGATGTGAGGTAACGAAGCCATCTATTTGTGATGGCTGGAACACCTCTATATTCATACTACGGCGAGTCCGCAATGCGGAATTCTCGTAGCAGCATGTCCCCCAACGCTGGTGCACCCCAGGCTGGGGGCATGCCTTTTCTTGGGCATACACGCTGTATGGCTAACGAAGAAACATGTCAGGGAGCACGTGCTAAGGGCACGGATTACTGCATCGGTCATCTGCGTCAGATGGCTAAGGAGAAGTCCAATGAACAAACTGGAGATTAGAGCAAAGATCCGTGAGATCGTTGACTTGGATCAGCAGGACTTGTCGGACACTCTGCTGGACATGTACATCAAGGATGGTTACGAGCGCATTATCGCTTTGGAACGACGATGGCCGTTTTTCCAAGAAACGTATACGTTGAATACTGTCGCCAATCAGCGTGACTATCAGATTTCGTTGATCGGTGACGGTGATCTTCGCGAGATCACCTCTATTGTTGATACTTCTGCTGTTGGTAACCGTATCGAATTGATCTCGTATGATGATGCTGAGAGTATTTGGATTGGTTCTTATGATCAGGCGCAACGACCTTTGTATTTCTCGTTGTGGCAGAACAAGATGCATTTGTGGCCCAAGCCCGATGCGGTCTATCCGCTGGTGGTACGAGGATATCGGAAGGCGTCCGATTGGTCTGCTTCGGATTCGGCGGAGGTTGATGCGGATGAGCGTTTGCATCAGTCGCTTGTGTATTACGGGGTGGCGCAAGTTTATCAACTTCAGGAAGATGTTGAGTTGGCGACGTTCTATCGTAAGACGTTTGATGAGGCTGTCCGTCTTGCGGCGGCTGACATCATGCGTCCGTCCTCGCAACGTCCGCTAGCGTTTTCGGACGGTGTTCCTCGTCCTTCTGGTCGTTGGTGGATGCAGTCTTTGGGTAGGACTCTTGGTCAATGAGTCGTCTGTCGCTGCTTCGTACCGACGACTTTACGGGCGGTCTTAATCTTCGTGCTGATCCTTTTCAGTTAGGAGATAACGAGTCGCCTGATCTGTTGAACGTGGACATTGATCCTCGTGGTGGTTTTCAGATGCGTGGTGGCATGACGAAACTGAACACTTCCGCTGTTGGTGGTATTTCTAATGGCGTGTTTGCACCTAAGCGTTTGTTCGCTTGGGACAATAGTACGCCACAAGTATTGTTGTCTGCTAATAATTTTTCTTATTACGCTACGACAACAAGTTTTTCCACAATGCTTGAATCTTCTTTTTCTATAACTAATGCTGTTTATAGTCCAACTTTTGCTACTACAACGTATACCACATCCGCACCTCATGGATATAGCACAGGAGATACTGTTACTGTTTCGGGAGTAACACCTAGTTCTTTTAATAGAACCGCAACAATTACTGTTGGTAGTTCAACTACTTTTTATTTTTCTTTGTTCAATGGTAGTACTGGTGGTGCTTATTCTTCGGGTGGTTTTGCTCAAAGGAATGTTCCAATTTCCGCTCCTTTTGGTGCGTCGTTTGCTTCATGGTCTGCTTCGGATCAAAGCCTTGTTTATATCGCTACTGGAAGCACGTCATACAAGTGGAATGGTTCTTCTGCCACTTCGCTGACTGTTTCTGGGGCTGGACAATGGCAGAATGATTACTCTGCTCCTACGGGTACGCACATGCCAAAGTCTCGTTTCGTGTCGTCGCATGTTGATCGTTTGTGGTGTGCATATACGACGGAGGGTGGGGTTGACTATCCAAATCGGGTGCGTTTCTCGCATCCGATTAATCGCGAGTCATGGGCTGAAGCGGACTACATTGATATTGTTGAGGGCGGTTCTGGCATTACTGCTATTGTCCCGTTCAACGGCAATCTTCTTGTATTCAAGAAGCGTGCCGTTTTTGCAATCTTGGGTTATTCAACCGATACTTTTCAGGTTGTGAGTTTGACCGCCGAGGTGGGTGCAGTAAATCCTACGGCTGTGGCGGCGACAGAACGAGCAGTCTATTTCTTTTCTTGGCCTGATGGTTTGTTCATGTATGACGGTCAGCGTTTCATGGATTTGTTCACTTCTATTCGTCCGATCATTCAGGACGGTACTGTGAACCCTGCCGCTCAGGATGCCATTTGTGTGTCTGCGGTTAACCGTAAGGTTTGGGTTTCTTTGCCTGATGGTGTTGAGACGAAGCCATCGTATACGTTCGTGTATGATCCTTCTATTGGCCAGCGTGGTGCTTGGTCTAAGTATCAAACTTCTGATGGGAAGGGTGTTGGTCCTGGTTGCGATTTTATTACGTCTACTGGTGATACACATTATCTTGTTTGTCATCCTTCCAATCCGTATGTGTTGAAGGCTGATCAAGCGTTTGTATATCAGGATGATGTTGGTTCTGGTTTAGTTAATTTCAATTCGTATTATGTAACTCGTTGGCATGATGCTCGGAGTGTGTCGTCTCGTAAGATGTGGCGTCGTCCAGATTTTATTACAAAGCAGACGAGTGTTGATACGACGCTTACTGTTTCTGTTTATCATGATTGGGAGGAGT